TTATTGATCAAAATTTGAGTTATCTAAACAAACGGTTAAGTTATTATATTGATAAACTTGGATTGCCGCATCGTGTTATTTTTCAAAATGATCTAAATGTTGAGATTACTCAGTTAGGGCAGGATTTAGATTTTGATAATTTAAGCAGAGGTGAGCGTAATCGACTAATTTTAAGTATGAGTTTTGCATTTAGAGATGTTTGGGAAGGCTTATATCAAAGCATCAATCTATTGTTTATTGATGAGTTAGTAGATGCTGGCATGGATAGTGCAGGTGTAGAAAGTGCTCTAGCGGTCCTAAAAAAGATGTCTAGAGAACGAAATAAGAATATATACTTAATATCACACAAGGACGAGTTAGTAGGCAGGGTAAACAATGTGCTTAGAGTTATTAAAGAAAATGGTTTTACCTCTTACAGTAACGATGTAGACTATGTCGAATGAATTAATGGACAAATATAAAGATCTATACTCAAGATTTATATCTCACTTTGTAGATTTACATAACTATCATCAAGCATTTATCAATAGTCCATCGGGTGCAAATGGTGCTCTTGCTAGAAAAAGTATGACTGGTATGATAATAATTGAAAAAGAAATGCGAAAGATGTCGGCTAGTGTAACTAGAGAACATAAAAAAAATGTCAAAGACGGTATTAAATTAGAAAAAAAAGAGCGGGCAAGAATAAAATCATTGCCAAAAAAACGTGGAAGACCACCAACTAAAGGAAAATCAAATGTCATCAACACAACAAATTAAAGATCAAATGGAAGCATTTCTAGCAGAAGATGCAAAATTTACAGCAGGTAATGCTGCTGCTGGAACTCGTGCTCGCAAAGCATTAGGAGAAGTATCTAAGGCTGTTAAGGCCCGCCGTAATGAAATCACTGCTGAAAAGAATGCCCGCAAGGAAGCCAAGGCAGCAATGGGTCAATGACCTGGTATCATAAAGGTGCTATAGTTACAGAACTGCCCGAGGATTGTGTAGGATTTGTTTATATTATCTCATGTAATATCTCGGGCAGACTTTATGTTGGCAAAAAATTAGCAAAATTTAGTAAAACGACCTACAAAACTGTAAAGTTGAAGAACGGCACAAAGAAGAAAAAGAAGATCAGAAGCAAAATAGATAGCGACTGGCAAGATTATTATGGCTCAAACTTAGAACTCAACAAAGACATTGAGTTATTTGGCAAAGAAAATTTCACAAGAGAAATATTGCACTATTGTAAAAGTAAATCAGAAACATCTTACATTGAGGCCCGCGAACAATTCGACCGCAAAGTATTAGAATCAAATGAATATTATAACGGACAAATATCTGTCCGTGTCCATGGCTCCCATATAAAAAATAAAATTTAGGCTCAGTTAATCGGTTATAAGGCTCGCACCTGCTAATTTCGGGTGCCCGTATACCTGGATCTAGGATCACAGGGAGGGAAATCTCTTGCCGATAAGAGTACTCATCTACTACCCGAAAGGATGAAGATCGCATAATTGCTTGCGGTTTAGATGTTTGAAGATAAAGAATAAGCAAAAGAAGGGATAGTATTCCCTACGTTTATGTATGTGTTAGTGTATATACATAAGCCGCCGCTGGATAAAGACGCTGCTCGTGGTACAGGCCAACCGCCACTGTAATGCAGTAACACTAAGTGATATGTTCAACTCGAATAATGTTTCTTTGCCCTGCTCGGGCAAAGTGTGACTGAACAATCTGAATAATATTAAATATCTTCTACGAAGATAATAAATGCTCTGAGCGATTAGCGAAAGAGCAAATGAACGCAGTTCATTTATAAATAACAAATACATTCAGGATATCCTTATGGACATAAGACAACTAACTGCTAGGCTAGATGAGATAGAACAAAACATACCCTCTATTAAAAAATACATGGTTGAGAGTGTTTATAATTCTCCTGAAATGATGCCACATTGGAGAAATCTAGACGAAGGGTTTATCAAAGGGTATGATCGTTATTTGGCTGAAATAGCCCTAACGCCTGATCAAATACAAAACATCTTTAAACAAGCAGGTGGTTCGGCAGGTGCAGCACCAAAAGATCCAGGAAAGTTAGCATCGTTTGTTGATAAAATATTACCTACTAGTCAAGCGGCTAGTTTAGAAAAATCATTGCCTGCTCCTGATGCAGGACCTGTTGATGGTTTTGATCAAAAGGCTGCTGCTGCGGTTAGTGCATTGCCAGCAGACGCTGCAACTAAACAAAGTGTAATGCAATGGGTTAAACAAGGTATTAAGAATCCAGGGGCACAACAACTTATTCTTACCGCAGTAGGTGCTGGACTAGGTTCTCTTTTAAGTAAGATAGCATTGTTTGGTGGTGGCCCTGTTGCTGCTGCAATAACAGGTGCAGTGGTTGCAGGTGTTATATCTATTGCTGCTGCTAAGATGCAGGGACAAGATTGGAAATCAGCATTCAAAGGTGCTATCAAACCTGCACTAATGGGCGGCGCTGCTGCTGTAGTTGGTAATTTAGTTACAACTGCTGTTAGTGGAGGAGTTGATGCTGTTGCAAGTGCGGTTAAAGGTCAAGGCGATGCAGGCGTACCGGCAAACGCTGGCGCGGATCAAGCAGAGGCACAACGTCTTGGTTTAAATCCAAATGCAAGTCGCGATGAAATAGAACAAGCAAGAGGAGTTTTAGAACCAAAGTTTCCTGGTTCGGGATTTGGTAATGGTTCTAGTCCGCCGGAGCAACGTGGTTCAAGCGATTATGCTAACATGGCGGATGCTCACAAACCTGAATATAAAAAAGCATATGATGAGTATATGAAAGATCCAAAACATAGTTATGGAGATAGTCCCCAAGCACAATCTGCTCTAAAGGCTAGGGCCGATGCGTTTGCTAATCAAGAAGCGGGTGGACGATATGACAGTCCAGGGCGATCAGTTGGGATGCAAGCACAGTCCGATGCGGCCATGAAAGCAGGGGGCGCCGGACTTGTACAGCAGCCAGGGAGTGGAACTGCAATTAATAATGCTGATCCAAGTAATCCTGCTACTATGGCCAGCATTAAAGGACAACAAGATTATTATCAAAATACTCCACAAGGGCAAGCAGAATATGCAAAAATAATGAATCCAACAAGTCGTGTTGGAACAAAAAATAATTTTGAATCTGCTTATGTTGATAAGCAAGCAACATTGAATATGTGGTTCATTCAAGAGTCATTAGGATTACTTACATCTGGTGTTATATTAAAATCAACTATTAAAGAAGGTGTAATGGATTGGTTTAACGGTAAAGGAAAAGAAGGTGAGGCCGCAGCAGGCGGAGTTACTCCTGAAGCATTAAATCAAGCATGGACAGCAGCAGGTAGTCCAACTGATAGTGAAGAAATTTCTAAAGTATTACAAAGTGCAGGAGTTAAACCTGATGTTGTTACTAAACTTTTTACAGATTTAAAAATTCCAGCACCAACTGGTAAAACTGATCCAACATTGGACGCACCAGCAGATGCAGCAGCGGCAGGAGCAGATGCCGCCAAACCTGATGAGTTAGACGCAATGAAAAAGAATGCTGGCCTTTCAACGGTAAATATCAAAGACATGCTTGCACAAATAATGGCACTAACCCCTGAAGAACAGAAACAAGTATTAGAATACTTAAAGAAATAATAGGAACAGATATGAAGATTACTCAACTCGTAGCAACTAATAAAAAAACAAAATATCACGAAAGTGTTGCCAGTAGATTGCCAAAAGGTATTAAAACTCAGCAACGACTTTTAAATCTCGGTTATAAAATTGCTGTTGAAGACCTTGGACTAGCAAAAGCAAAAACATTAAATGAAAACTTTGCTGCTAATCTAGTTAATTCATATCATAATCGAATGTTAAATGAAGGTGTTGGTTCATTCTTAGGCAAGGCTGCTGGTCATGCAGTAGGAGCCGTTGGTGCCGCCGGACGCGGAATATCAAATGCATGGCAGGATGCTAAAAAAGGTTATGCGGATGCTAAGGCATCATGGGCTCCAAAAGATCAAGCAGCACCGGCAGCAGAAACACCACCGGTAGCAGGGGCAACACCACCGGTAGCAGGGGCAACACCACCGGCAGCAGAAACACCACCGGTAGCAGGGGGCGGATCTGATCGTCCATATGTTGCACCGGCAGGCGGAGGTGGAGCAGCATCGCCAGGTGGCGAAACTCCAAGTCCACCGGATGCAGGCGCACCACCAAAAACAGGCGGTGGTGGGATAAGTGATATTATGAAGGCCATTGACGGGTTAGATCCTGCAAGTAAGAAACAATTAGCAGGCGAATTAGATAAGAGTATAAACACTCCTCCACCGGCAGAAGAAACACCACCTGAAGCAGCACCAGCAGATGGCGCAGCACCTCCAGTACCTCCCCAATATACTGATGCAGAGCGTGCGGCTCATAAAGCAGCAGGTGGAAAGTATGACAATAAAACCGGTGAAATGATTCCTCCGCCTGCACCAGCGGCAGCACCTGAAGCACCAGCGGCAGCACCTGAAACACCAGCAGCAAAACCAGCGCCAAATTTTGGCAGCGGGCAATCTCAGGCACCAGCACCGAGTAAAGTAAATTATTCTGGAATGCCTAAAGCAGCACCATTACCGCAAGCAACTCCTTCGCAAGGTGCTTATAGTGTGAAGGGTGCATACGCATCACCAGCACCTGCCGCAGCACCTGCCGCAGCACCTGCCGCAGCACCTGCACCGCAATTTAAAGGTCCTAAAGTAAATGGATTACAAGTTCGCAATATGGGCGAAGGTAAGAAATTAAAATTCCGCAGTAACTTCTTAGGTATGGATCTTTAAAAGAACGGCATCTGAGTTGTTTTAGAAGTTTCTAGATTATCTTCAATTATCTTTGCAATAATTTCTCTATCTTCAACTGTTAATAGAAATGCCTCTGTAAAAGAGAGGCTACCCCTCATATACCAACACATTCTAAAGAGTTCTTCTTTAATGGCTTTTGAATCATTCTCGTATTCTAAACTTAGATTGTTGATGCCTTCTAAGTCAAGATGCAAAAGCCTTATACGAAAAAAGTTGATGGATCAAATGTAATAGGAATTTCAACAAACTCGCCTTGTATACCTTTTGCCTTCATTTCATCAGTAACTGCAATTTGTATAGGTTTAATTGAATTAATTTCTCTTAATTTTTCTAAGTGCTCTTGTACAGCATTGAAAATATCTTTATCAACATTTTCAACAAATTCTTTAATAAATTCTGGATTATCAGTACTGCCTTCACTACTATCAACTCTGTAGATTCCACTCTGTACCATACCTAATGTAACATCAGTTAGTTTGCTAAAACTTTCTTTAAATGCTGCTACTTTAGTTTCTTCATCCATATTGTCATTATTAACAATTTGCATAATTTTTTGAGTTTCAAAAGTTTTTAATGCACTTTCGCTAATCTGTTTATAGTTCATTGGGCGAACAAAAACCGTTAAATTTTCATTAACTGGTACTACTGGATCCCATGTGATTTGCGATTGTAATGTATCCATAATGGTACGAAGGTCTACTACATATTCTAATTCTTCGTCATTACCAATTGTAATCGGAGTATTCATTTTTTCACCATATGTGGCCAATCTAATAGCAATTAGAATGATATCAAGATCAATACTCGGAGTCATCCATGCATTTTTAATGTTTGGTATACAATGCTGTAATACTTCAACTACTGCCTGTCCATTCATAACAGCATCGGGAACTTTTAGCATAAGTTCATCTTTTGCAGTCATTGAATAAACTGGATACTCTCCTGTTTCGCTAATATCTAAACTACCTGCTGGCCAATAATCTCCATTACTGGGCAATCTAATATAGATTTTTGGTTGTCTCATAAATGATACAAGCGGGTTATGTTTGTTGACGTGTGCTACCATGGATTTGTCTCCGAATAAATAAACAATACGATATGTAACTATTATTTATATACGTAGATTATCATTAAAAAAGAATGGCTGAAGTCACCGGTACCATAGGCAATGAACAAGTAGCACTGAATAATGCGGCTACAGAAGCAACCTTACGACTTTTATTACAGGCAACACTGTCTGCTAATAAACAGACAATAGAAAGTGTTAGTAAAATTGCAACTAAAGCAGGATTAGATCCGGCAGCAGTTACAGCAGCAAATAATAATTTAAAGGCAGTAGGTGAAACTAGTAAAACTAATACTAGTTTATTTTATAAACTTGGTGTTGGTACAGGTGTAGTTGAAGAAGGATTCAGAAAAGTTGATGCTGCTATAACTCCATTAATTGGAAAATTAATGGATGGTACAGATAAAGCCAGCGACGTATTTGGACAGTTTGCAAGATTAGGTGGTCCAATTGGACTGGTAGCAGAACTATTTGGAAGATTAGCTGGCTTTCAAGAAAAGAATTTACAAACATATCAACAATTAAGTCAAACTGGAGTTAATTTCAACGGAAGCCTAACCGATATGCGTATGGCTGCTCAAAATTCTTATATGACTCTAGATGAGTTTGCAAGAGTAATGAAATCAAATAGCGGAGTATTTGCTAATTTAGGTGGTACTGTTAATGGTGGTGCTATGGCATTTAGTAAATTAAGCAATTCATTATTAAAAAGTGAAGCGGGCGATTATTTAAGAAATTTAGGTTACACTTCGGAACAGGTTAATCAAGGACTAGGATCTTATCTTGCAGCCACCGGCGGCAGAAATAAGAAAGAAATGCAAAATACAGAAGCACTTGTTAAAGGTGCTACTGAATATATGGGACAACTACAAGGCCTTGCAGATCTCACAGGACAAAATAGAGAAGATTTAGATAAAGAAATGAAAGAACGTGCTAAGAATGCTGCATGGGAAGCAAAACTAGCACAAATGACTCCTGAAGAAAAAGATAAAGCGGTACGTGGAATGGCCAACGCATTAGCAGTTGGTGGTAAAGGTGCAGCAGATGCATTCCAATCTAAAGTAATGGGTGTTCCACCTATTACTAAAGAAGCACAAATGTTTACTGCTACTATGGGCAAAACTAATGAATCTGTAATGCGTTCAGCTAAGAATGTTACAGATAGTAGTAAAACATTAGACGATCAAAATAAAGAATATGTAAAGAGTGTTAGGGCAAATCAAGATGACATGAAAAAGTTTCCATTAGAAACACAATTTGCATTAGGAGCAATGAATTCTGAGGTAGCAAAGCAAACACAAATAGGTCAAGCAAATGCTAATAGGTCATCAAAAATTACCGATGACGAAATAAAAGGTGCATTAGATCAAAAAACAAAAAAAGAAGCATTAGCAAAATCAGAAGTAGATAATGCAGTAAAAAGCCAAAAGGCTGTACAAGAACTTGGACAAACATTGATGTCGGCACTAATGCCTGCTATTCAAATGCTAACTCCTATGATACAAGGTATAGTGAGAGGGTTTGGCGCAATCATTGAGACGTTGGTAAAATTTAAAATTGTTACAGTGGGTATTGTTGCAGCATTGGCTACGTATTGGGCAGCACAAAAAATACAAAACATTTTAGAAGTTGCAAAATCTTCACAAGCCGCCGGAGGAAAAGGTGGTGTTGGTGGATTCTTAAATGCTAGCAAATCTGTGCTAGGTGGATTAACAAAACGTGACGGACAAAGCGCAGGCACAGCATTCTTTGTAGAAATGTCCGGCGGCGGCGGTATTGGCGATTTACTAGAAAAAGGTAAAAAAGGCAAAAAAGTTAAAACTCCAAAAGATTTAAAAGGTTTAAAAGTACCTGCAGGTGCAGGTGCATTAGCAGAAGGTGCCGCAGGTGTAGGTAAAGGTGCATTAAAATTTGCAGGAAAAGCCGCAGGAGTAGCAGGTGTTCTTGCAGGATTGGGTATGGCTGCTAGTGACTTTATGGATGTGTCTGATAAAGAGAAAAAAGGCGAAATAACTAAAGCAGAAGCAGATAAACAAAAAGGTGGAATAGTAGGAGAAGCGGGAGGTGGATTAGCAGGCGCAGCCGGCGGAGCAATTGCAGGCGCAGCAATAGGCAGTGTAGTACCAATTATAGGAACAGTCATCGGCGGCCTAATAGGTGGAGCAATTGGAGGTTTTGGCGGTGGAGTTTTAGGTAAAATGGGTGGCGAAGCACTAATGGGTCCAAAAGATGGAGCAAAAGAAATTCCAAAACATGCAGATGGCGGTATTGCTACTAAACCTACTATGGGAATTTTTGGAGAAGCAGGACCAGAAGCACTTATTCCTTTAAACAAGATTCCAAAAATGACTGATTCTGCTATGGATTATGCCAAAATGGATAACAGAACATCGTCAATGGATAAAATTAAAGATATGTTAGGATCATTAGGTTCAAAAATTCCTTTAGTAGGTGCAGCGCAACAGGCAGGTGGCGCAATGTCATCTATGTTAGGCGGAATAACTGGCAGCAAAGGTACAGAAACTTTGAGTAAAGAGATAGAAACGTTAAATAAGAACACTATAGAAATGTTAAAACAACTAAAAGATATTGCAGATCATACTAAACAAGGTGTAAGTGCTACTAAATCTTTAAGCGGTGATCTTTTCAAATTCTAAGGATGTAGACAATAATGGCATGGAAGAAATACTTTACTCCGGTTAACGCATCAGGAACGTTAAGTCCTATCAGCGGAAATACAGGAGGGGACCGTGCTAACCCCACACACCGCAATTATTCTAGTTATCTTCCAGATGTTTATTCTGGACATCCGAATCGTTTAGAACGTTATGGACAGTATGATACTATGGATAGTGATAGTGAAATTAATGCTGCTTTAGACATTTTAGCGGAGTTTTGTACACAATCTAATGAAGAAAATGGTACTCCGTTTAGAGTATTTTTTAAAGATCAAGCCACTAGTACTGAGATTACTATCATTAGAAAGTACATGCAACAGTGGACCAAACTAAACAAATTTCAAACTAGAATATTTAAAATTGTACGTAACAGTTTTAAATATGGTGACACATTTTTTGTTAGAGATCCAGAAACACAATCATGGATGTACATTGATCCTAACAAAGTAGATAAAATTATTGTTAACGAAAGTGATGGTAAAAAGCCTGAACAATACATGATTCGTGACTTTAATCCCAACTTAGAAACACTTGCAACTACTTCAATTAACCCTAGTAATATTACTGGTGGTGGTAGTCAATATGCCGGTGGTGGATATAGTTCGGGACAAAGCGGTGCTGGAGGCAGCAGGGGAATGACTGGATCTTATCCTAGCAATGTTGCAGGTAGCAGATTTACAAGAAACGAAAATCAATATGCAATTGATGCTAGCCATGTAATACATATTAGTATGAGTGAGGGACTTGATAACAACTTTCCATTTGGTACAAGTTTGTTAGAAAGTGTGTTTAAAGTATATAAACAAAAAGAATTATTAGAAGATGCAATTTTAATTTATCGTATTCAACGTGCTCCGGAACGCCGCGTATTCTATATTGATGTAGGAAATATGCCTAGTCATTTGGCTATGGGATTTGTTGAGCGTGTTAAAAACGAAGTAAATCAACGTCGTATTCCAAGTGCAACAGGTGGTGGTCAAAGTGTTGTAGATGCTGGATATAACCCGTTAAGTATTAATGAAGATTACTTTTTTCCACAAACCGCTGAGGGTAGAGGTAGTAAAGTTGAAGTGTTACCAGGCGGAACTAACTTAGGAGAAATTGATGACCTTCGCTACTTTACTAATAAATTGTTTAGAGCTTTGCGTATTCCCAGCAGTTATCTACCTACTGGTGCAGATGACGGCGGCAGTTCGTTCAATGACGGACGAGTTGGGACAGCCTATATACAAGAGTTACGGTTCAACAAATACTGCGAACGACTACAATCCTTAATGAATGAGCAGTTTGATACAGAATTTAAACTGTATCTACACACTAAAGGTATCAATGTAGATAGTAATATTTTTGAAGTTCAATTTAATCCGCCGCAAAACTTTGCTGCATATCGTCAAGCAGAAATGGATACAGCCCGTGTTAATACATTTGGTGCTATGATTGCTATTCCGCAAATTAGTAAACGTTTTGCGCTCAAACGTTTCTTGGGACTTACAGCAGAAGAAGTTGCACAAAACGAAAAATTATGGCGTGAAGAAAATGTCGACGATGATGCATCGTTACCGGCTAGTGCAGAACTTCGAAGTGTTGGCATTACTGCTAATCAAATGGGTGCTGATGTAGCAGGATTAGCCGGCGCTACGGCCGCACCACCTCCTCCAGAATCGGGTGCTGAAGGTGCTGGTGCTGCACCACCTTCAGCACCTCCCGCAGCATAAATATTATTATGCTACTTAACGAGTTCATTTATTTTGATAGTACACAATCAGATCAGATTGACGATCTAAGATATAACTCTGACAATGATACTAGCGTATTAAAGTCAAAAGATCTTCGCAAAACTAGACTAACTCTGCGTATGTTAAACGATCTACGTAAAGCGGGTGACGCTAGAGAACAAGAGAAAAAAGAAGAATTAGGTTTAGTAAGAAAAATGTATGCTGCTCCTCCACCTGAGGCAGCACCTCCTGCATAATTTTATAAAATTTAATCATTTCTGTCAAAAAATGTCCATTACGACCTAAAATGACTCGTTTTAGGCCTGTTTCATATGCCTTTATATAAATGTGTTTAAATATACACACAATACAGCCTTGCCGCGCAATCTAATTAAGGAGAATACACGCAATGTCTACAAAGTTTACACAATTGATGGATTTGATTGTCAATGAAGAAAGTGAAAAAGCCAACGAACTTTTTCATCAAATCGTTGTTGAAAAATCTAGAGAAATTTATGAAAATCTAATCGCTGAAGAAGCCGAAGAAGAAGAAATGGACGAAGCAGCCGACGACGAAATGGACGAAGCCGCTGAAGAAGAAGATGAGTCTGTTGACGAAGGTGCAGAAGAAGATGACGAAGAAGAAATGGATGAGTCCATTGACCTAGAAGATTCTTATAGCATGGAAGCAGGTGACGAAGATCCAATGAGTGGATCCGGTGATGCTACTGATGAATTTGGTAGTGATATTGGTGGTGACGAAATGGACGGTGAAGAAGATCCAGAAAGTCAAGAAGATTCTGCAATCATGGACATTAAAACTGCTATTCAAGAACTTGAAGCAGCCTTTGCTGAACTAGAACAGGCCCAAGGTGGTGAAGCATCACATGGTGGGTTTGGGGGTGAAGAAGAGCCAGAAATGGGCATGGATGACGAAGACGAAGGTATGATGATGGGTAAGCCAGCATTTGAAGGTCGTCGTATCACACGTGAATACACAGAAAAAGTTGGTAACGACTGGGACAAATCTGGTAGCCAAAAAAGTCAAGGTCAGTACTTAGGTGCAGGCACTGGTGAGAAAGATGGCGCTCCAGTAGAAGGCCGTAGCCCAATTAGTTCTGGAAAAGGTAAGCCTTCAACAGGTGCCCACGCTGGTAACATTCTTAAAGTATCACACGAAGGTGGTACACCAACAGGAACAAGCCCAGCAGGAAAAGCAGGCGGTTTCTTAAGTGCTGCTAAAGATATGGGTACTGGTAACGGTAATGTCCCTGGTGGCAAGATGGGTGTTAAGAACCTATCCGCTGTCAAAGGTGGACACGGTGCTGAGAAGAAAGGTTCTGGTCCAGGCCCAGTGGGTTCTGGTACAGGTGATAAGGCTGGTCAAACTAGTGTTGGTCAAGCAAAGAGCCCGCTCAACGGCGCACCTAATCGTAACGCATAATTAGAGCACCAGGATGAAAGTATCTTATCTAAGAGAACATCTAAGTTTTGATCAATCTGGCATCGTAATGGAGTCGGATGACAAGGATGGCAAAAGCCTTTACCTAAAAGGTATTGCTATCCAAGGTGGAATTCGCAATGCTAATCAACGGGTCTACCCAGTAGACGAAATTGAACGTGCTGTGAAAACATTAAATGATCAATTACAAAGTGGTTACTCTGTGTTAGGTGAAGTAGACCATCCGGATGATCTAAAAGTAAATTTGGACCGAGTAAGCCACATGATAACACAAATGTGGATGGAAGGTCCTAATGGTTATGGCAAGATGAAAATTTTGCCAACACCAATGGGCAACTTAATTCGTACTATGCTTGAAAGCGGAGTGAAACTAGGTGTCAGTAGTAGAGGCAGCGGCAACGTTGATGAAATTTCTGGCAAAGTATCCGATTTTGAGATAATCACAGTAGATGTAGTTGCACAGCCTAGCGCACCTGGTGCATATCCTACTCCAGTTTATGAGCATCTCATGAATAGCCGAGGTGGAAACCGTGCCTTCAATGTTGCTAGAGAAGTAAAAGAAGATCCAAAGGCCCAAAAGTATCTTCAAGAGTCTCTCTTGAAGATTATTAAAGGTCTAAAATAAAGCCCGAGGAGAAAAATATGGACGCATTCAAACAATTAGTAGAGTCAGGAGTGATGACAGAAGAAACAAGATCTGTTATTGAATCTGCCTTTGCTACGAAAATTCAAGAGAATCGCGACCAAGTAACCGCTGAACTTCGTGAAGAGTTTGCACAAAAATACAGTCATGATAAGACTGTTATGGTTGAAGCAATTGACAAGATGTTAAGCGAAAGACTGGCC